ATTATACTCAAGTAAAGAATCTTTTTAAGAGAGGAAAACTTAGAGAAGATATCTTCCAAGAAACAACATTCTTTGAACAATATCAGATACAAGGTGATGATCGTCCAGATAATGTTGCACAAAAAGTTTATGGAGATGCTAGTTTAGATTGGGTAGTACTTCTTTCTAATAATATTATCAACCTCTATGAAGAATGGCCTCTACCTCAAGCATCATTTGATGCATATGTATTAGAACAATATGATAATGATTATGATAATTTATATAATGGAATACATCACTACGAGTCCAATGAAGTTACAAACAGTCAAGGTGTTGTAATATTTCCTAAAGGTGTACGAGTTGGTGCAGCACAAAGTGTAAGTTACTTTGATGAAGTAGACAATCAACAAGTAACTGTCAATCCTGTATCAAAAGGAATTACTAATTATGATTATGAAAGAGACCTCAATGATGCTAAAAGAAATATCTTTTTACTTAAAGGAATGTATTTGAATATTGTTTATGATGATATAGAAAAAATGATGAGATATAAAAAAGGATCTACTCAATATGTGAGTAAATCCTTAAAACGTGCTGAAAATATCAGACTATTTGATTAATTAACTTTCTGCTAATGCTTGAAAGTATTTGTATGCATCATCTTCATCTGCACTTGCTGATGCTACAGGAGCAGCAGCGACGGCTTCCTCTGCCTTACGAGTCTTGAAGTCTGGTGTAAATGAACCACGACCATCACTCTCGTTCTCAAGTTCTTCATCTACACGACGTGCAGGAGGACGACCCTGACCTAGAACATACTTAAGTCTCTTCTCAAGAGCATCGTAAGTCTTGAACTGGTCTGCAGCAGTAACAGCAGTAAGAGAATACTCTTTCTTCCATAGTGCTTCTAGTGCATCGTCATCTTCAAGTAGAGGTGATGGAGCATCGAACTCTGACTTATCATAGTTCCAGTAACCATCCTTCTTGACAATCTTCAACTTGAAGTTAGCACCTTGCCAGAAGTCAAAAGGATTGATTGGAGTTTCATCCTCAAACTCTGGTTGCATTGCTTCCATAACCTTGTCAAAAATCTTCTTACCATACTTGAATAAGAAAACCTTACCTTCATTCTGTGGATTAACTTGATCCTTAACAACATAGATGTTGCTATAATATGATAACTTACGCTTCTGTTTACGAACCGTATCCTTATCTGCTTCGTTACCACTGTTCCATAGTTCCCTGTTGTAATCAGAGACGGGATCTTTACCACCAGTAGTAGTTAAAGAGTTCTCGATATACCAACCACCAGGCCCTTGAAAGGCATGTGAATATAACTTTGCCCATGGAATGTCCTCACCATCTGGTGATGGTAAGAAACGGATAACGGCATAACCGTTTCCAGTTTTGTCTAACTCTGGTTTCCAGAGACGCTCATCAGCACCTCCACCAGTAGTATTCATTTTCTCTACTTCTTTCACTAACTTTTGAGTCAGTGATCCAAGAGAGGATTGCTTTTTTAAATCAGCAAAAGACATTAAGATTACCTCGGATTTTTTAGATTTGGCTTTTGTTTGTACTCTATTATTCTATTACGAAATTATAAAATGTCAAGCTGCTTTCTCATTACGTCAACCATCTGAGACATTTGACCAAAGATGATATTCATATCGACATTAGCAGGGAGACCCATAATCGTAGCAGACTGACGGATATCTTCTTTCATTTTCTTTGCTTCTGGATCTTCTGATAAACTCAAACGTGCATAAAGAATTTTTTGTTTATTAATAAGTTTTTCCAAAGCATCAATATGATATCCTTTATCCTCATCATCCATGTATTGAAACTTCATGACATTACTATAGATCTCCTCTTGGAGTTCAGAGATTTCTGCCATTTCTGCTCTAACAATATCGGAATCAAAGAATGTCATTCACCACCCTCTTGCTCAACAACTTCCACTGTTCCAGTTTGAGTTGGAGCAGTTTGACTGTCTGCAATCTGTTGTAACACATCAATTGCACCAATGAGTTTGAGACGAGTCTCTTCAGTGGAAACAAGTTGTGTCTTTAGATTAGCAAGAACTTCTTCATTACTAAGAGCTGCCATTGATAACTACCTCCTTTAGAATTTTTTTAAACTTGAGTACATCTATATTTAGGAAGGGTTTATATTTTTTAACCCTCCTACTTACGGTTTCCCATACAGGATCTTTCAAATCTTTATCGAAATTTTTACCGTACTCAAATATTCTATCACATATTACCAAACTTTCCAAGCTTATGTTACCACCCAAATACTTTTTCAATATAGGAGGGTGACCCTTCCTACAATCAAACACCTCATCAACCTTAGTGTCTGTAAATAAATCCTCTGCCTCTTGCTTAAACATATATGATAATGACTGTACTTTCTTCTGCCAATTTTGATACCTACCTTCTCCCTCCTTTATCAACTCTCCTATCCATAATGATTGTGGGTCATCACAAGATGCAAAGTTAGCAACAAAAAAATCTTCTATCTCCTTATCATTTTTCTGACGTGCAAACTTTTCAAACCAGAACCTATCCTTTCTCTTATAGAATGCTTCATTAGTTGCCCTGACCTTACCACGATACTTTATATAATCATACTTCTCCTTCGTCCAATGATTTTTCATTGCGAGGTAGCATCGATATGCGTCAGCAGCCATCATAAAAAAGTAATAAGGCGATTTTTTTGGCGGGAATTTTTTCCCCCTTTTATGGAATCAAAAAACCAATTTCGCACGGCTAGTGCGTTTCAAAAAGTTTAACTCTTGTGCTTCGTATTTAATTTTTTCTTTGAGGGGTTTAGATATAAGTTTAGGAACTGATTCTAAATCAATGGAGTTTAATTCACAGAAGTAAACGATAGCATCAATATAATTTAAGTCACCATGAGTTTGAACTAAACCTTCAATCTCTTGTGCAAATCTTGCAGGACAAAAGAACTTGTCCTTCAGTGCCTGTTCTAGTTCATTCTCCATTCTCGGCCCCAGTATTGTGAGATACAAATTCTTTTATATACCGTACTAATAGTTTAATATAATCCCCTTTGTTCCTTTTGTCAAATACTTTTACTTCACCACCAGGTGTTACCATGATAGTAATTAATTTCTTAACAGGAATTTCAGTTAGTTCATAGTACGCAGATGCATAAAACATTTCCTGAACGAAATAGTTTTCCAACCATTTCTCAGGTTTAATTTTTTCAGATGTCTTAAAATCTATCACCGCTAGTTCGCCTTCATACTCGGCGATACAGTCAACTCTACCTGCAAGACCAAGGTATTCGGAGTAAAGAGTCCTTTCTATAGCGTGTATATTATTTATCTTATCCAGATATGGTGCAGCATGATGAAACATGAACTGTGTTGCTGGTCTAAAGTTATTCCAATCAATCTCTTTGTTTAACATATAAAGTTCAACTGCCTCATGGAAATCAGTTCCACGAGCAGTTGCTTTCCTTGTTATATTATTTGCTTTCTCTTCACCAATTCGCTTACGCCAATCAATAAAAGTCTGTCGGTTATAAAAGGAAGTTACTGAAGTAATGGAAGGAACCCACTGACCATCAGGTAGTTCATACAACCTACATCCTGGAGTGTCTCTCTTTTTTAATTCAAGTTCACCTAAAAAATTACAATGGGTAAAAGTCATAAACCAAGTTCCAATTTAGCGAGGATGTATTCTTTAACTAATCCTGATCGAACGATATCCTCAACACCAAATTCAATTACATCGACAGATGACATAAGACGAAGGACTTGCATGAAATCTACAATACCATTCCTCTCATTCTGTTTAATCAAATCGGATTGAGTAGCGTCACCACAGAACATAATCTTTGATTGCGATCCTACTCTTGTCATTATACTATCAAGTTCATGATAATTCAAGTTTTGGAATTCATCAACTACAACAATTGTTTTATCGAATGTAGTTCCACGAATGAATGATGTACTCCAGAAGTCAATAGTATCCTGTCCCTTAAGATTACCATAAAGCATATTAAAGTCTGCCTCTGATGGCATCTCAAACATATACTTTACCATATGTTTGTAAGGTATCTGATACAGTGATGACTTATCCTCATGATCTCCAGGAAGGAAACCAATCTCTCTAGTAGCAACAAGAGACCTTACGATATAAACTTTCTCATAAGGTGTGTCTGGATTAAGAACATCTTTTATCGCATTATATAAAGTGATAAAAGTCTTACCCGTTCCTGCGACACCATAAGCAACAAGATTTTGTTCCTTAGCATATGCCTCAAACAAAGCCTTTTGATTATCTGTGAGGGGTTCTATGTCCCTCATCATGTCTGCATTAATTGGTTTCTTTCTTTTCATCTGCTTAGCCGTTAAACCCACACCAATAGGTTGGTCTGCTTTCTTTTTACGTGGCATATTTAGAAACTGTAATCACGATTTTTACGGACATTAGCACCTGGTTGTTTAGATGCCCTGTCTAATATCTCGTTCCATCCACTAGAGTTTGCTTCTCCTCTCCATCCTTCTATCTCTTGACATGCAGCAACACCTGCTTGCCAGTCTTTATCCCACTCAGGATTATCTTTTCTCCATTGATCGTACTCTTTCATTGTCATGGAGAGTTCTTTCTTTTCTTTAGTTTCTTTATGGATGATTGGATATGTTGGCATAATAAGATAATTGTGTATTTTTATTTAGACCCACTCAAGGGCTTCAGACACTGATGGAAATTGTTCTACAAATATCTTCTTACATCCAGCAACAATATCCATATGTTCTTTCTGTGTTCCATGTGCTGAACGTAGATTAATATAATGTATCCATGAACGACATGAACCAGTCATATAGATTCTTGTAGGTGCTGCTAACGGGAGAACAAATCTCGCACACTCCTTCGCAATACCATTAGCGAGGAGTTCATTGTAGAGATCCATCGACGCAACGAAATGTTCTGCAATCTTTTCTTGAAGGTCTGCCTTCTTGTTCTTTGGGATATCATCTATTGAATTTTGT